CTCTGGTTATGCTCCCTCTGCCCAATAACTGCTGTGCGACCTGCTCTCGGGTCAATATACCTCTCGTGTATGCCCCCATCGTTGGCCTCAAGCTCTCGGATCAGCTTTTTGTATTGGTCAATGTTCCTTCCACAGTCCGCAGTCTGTGCTGGCCCCTTCTTCCCATCAAGCTTCTCACTCGGGACAGCCCACTCCCCGTAGTTTGCCATGTCGGGCCACTCCCTATAAATAAACAACCGCCCAAGGTCGTCCACTTTCGCCCAGAGCATATACCAGTTTCGATCCCCCGGGGTAGGGTCCACTACCATATAATTGGTCCCATCTCTGGGGATCTGAGAAGGTTCAATAATGTTTCGATCCGTGAACCTAGGAAACTTCCCAACCACAGGGTTGCTGACATAACCATAGGCCCTGATCTCTCTCTCCTCTCTCGTCCTGCCCTGAAGCGTCTGCTGCATACGATCAAACGGAGAATACGGGTTCCACTCCGAAAAGAACCAAAAGATCTGCCCAGTTCCGCTTCTGGTCCTCGCTTTATAAGGCATGTGACCTCGAGGAACCCCAGCCAGTGGACTATCATCGTCCCCGATCAGCTTAGCAGGCTTCGTCTCCTCAATAATAGCCCCCTCCATCGCATCCTTGACGGTGCTCGTATACCCGTCGATCGGCGTGAAGGTTACAACCATTTTCCCCTTCCTGCTGATCAACCTGTATTTGAGGGTCTGTATCCACGCCATAGGTACCAGCTCATCACACCAGATCAGGTCAAGCTCTGTCCCCTCCATAGACGACAGCTCCTGAGAGTAGTTCTTAAACCAGCACTGACTACCGTTAGGGGCCACAAATGTCTTATTACTGAAGCCATTTTTCTGACTGAAGCCGATGTTAACCACCGCCCTCTGGCCTGTCCTCTGCTCCTTCCATGGAAGTGGCAAATAGTCGTAAACATACGGCTGCTGGACCTGCACCGAGCTGTCATGTGTGCTATGGCAGCACCAGACAGCACTCCGGTGCTTGTTAGCAAGTGTGCGGACAACCCTAGAAGCCATATAGCGTGATTTGCCTCCCCGGTTGCCACCGAATATGTAGACGATGTCTATGTCAGGGTCCTCCAGCGCATCATCAGCATCCTTCCAGTGTCGGAACAGACCTTTAGTATTATGCCAGTCAGAGCCGTAGTTAAAGGGATCTGCCTTCTCCCTTCGGATCAGCTCATCCCGCTGCTTGACATACTGCTCCAGAACACCAGCAGAGTCCATAGCCTGAGCCTCCTCACGAGTAGGGATCGGGAACACTGGGTGGGGAGTCCATTTCATATCAATACCTGTCCAGCCTCTGGGGCCTGCCCTTACAATACAACTTACCGCTGCCCTGCTCCACCCACACAGGGATTCTGAGCCCCTTCTGGAATGGAGCACTGTCAGACACTCGGACAAGCCCCAAAGAAGTCTCCAGAAGCCTCTGGTTCATAGGCCTGCCAGTGACAGTAGCCTCCATAGGCTCCCTGCCAGCCTTCCAGCGGAGTTCAGCCGTGTCCAGACCCGTCCTGCGGATCGCTTTGCGCTTGCGTTTAGTCGTCATTAAGTCGCTGTTTCTTGATAAGACGCACAGTAGGTGTTGTGGCTAAGAAGGATAGGTCCTTTTGTCGATTATTGTGCGAGGGGAGATCCGCAACGGAATCGCTGATTTTCTGAGAATCCTGACCCCCTCCCCCCCTGTTTGGCTGTTTTCTTCGCACAATATTTATTATGTTTAGAGATAGGCTTGCCTAACTTTTCTCTTCTATCACCTCAGCATCAACAACTTTCGCTGGCTTGCAGCTTGCGATCAGTTCTCTTAAAGCTGAATCTGACAGATTGATCGTCTCGTGTCTAATAGTTGTACTAGGTTTTCCCATCATTGTCTCAACTTTGTCGATCAAGATTCCTACTGTCACGGGTAACTTATCGGGCTTCAGCTCTCCTGACTCTATTGCTGCCCCAAGCTTCTCTAGTGCTGCATCCCTCGTCTTTATAAGGTCGCTAAGGAAAGCTTCTTGTGCCTTGGGATCTCTTTCTGCCTGCTTAACAATTTCTGCTGCCAACTGCGGGCTAATCCCGAACACTTCTGTCAGGGTTTCGGGTCCGAAACCCTTCTTGGCTGCCTTTACTACTGAGTCATACCGCTCAGGGTCTGTCTTCTTCAGCCCTGACCCTGTATAGCGTTTGATTCCTGAAGCCTCCAGATCAGGATTCCATTTAGTTTTAACACCCATAATAGGTGAAGTTGGATCAAGTTCTGTGTGTACAC